GGCGGCTGCCCAATAGCCGCCGCCGCCTGCACCAAAGCCATAGTTCTGCGCTTGAAACAACTGACCATATTGCAAAGCTGGCTTTACGTCGCCTGCAGTGGAGCTAGTGGTTCGCACAGCAGTGCCTAGCAAAAACTGCTGCCATGTGCCAGATGGCACCTGTTGAGTCCATGACCACGCTGACGATAGCAACGCGATTGCGAGTGACTTGCCAGACGCCACATTGAATGTGCCGGGGCTGCCTTGCAAAGAGGACTGATAGTCCGTCACCCGCATCGGCAAATAGCTACTGTGATAGGCCAACTCATTGGCCGCCGTGCGAACCTCGAAACCGAAATTAGCCGGTGATGAATTTGGCGTCGGCCCAAACGCGAAATATTGAATGGCGTTTGTTAGCGTATAGCCCAACTCCGACACCAAGTCCCACACCCAGTTGCTACCCACCAGCCGTGTGCGGAAGATCGCAACGTAAACGTCGCAGCGAAGTGCCAGCACAGGCGGGTAGCCCGTGGTGTTTGGCAGCGTGATCGTCGCGTGGCATCCGTACAGCGGACCACCGCCAGGTTGCCAGCCTGGTGTACCATCAAAGTTGACCTGGCCTTTTGCGATCAAGACCAAGTTTTTGAATTGCTCGGTTATCTGGAAGTAGTTGCTAGTGTTGTATACGGCAAGACCCGATGTCATGTCAGTAGATTCCGTAGATGACGCGGCACGCATACGGTGCCGCATTCCAATTGACGGTGTTGTCAGAAATCGTCACGCTGCTAGTGACAGGATTGCCAGATACGTTTGTGCCTGTGTTTCCCTGTTCGGGCAACACAATGAGGAGTGGCCGCCCTTGTGCCAAGTTGGCGTCCGTCAAGCTGCCTGCGGCATGCGGGCCTGCCAGGGTAAAGCTACCAAGAACCTGGCTCATCCACACATTCGTGTCAACCACGGTGGCACCAGACGCATCGAAGATTTGCATTCCTTGCGGCATACTCAGTTCTCCGGCAGTGGATCGGGGTCGCTCAGCGGCAACGGCTCGCGCTCTGCCCACACTGCGTCGAAAGCGTCTTTGAACTCCTGCATGACGCCTGGCACATCGAACCCAAGCTCCTGCAGATGATCGAAGCTGCGTTCTTCCATGCCTGCCGGCTCTGATCCGACAACCACACCATCTACTACCGTGTAGGTGCGCGCAATGAAGCGAACCAGACCGGAGTTGTCGGCAGGATTCCACACGATTTCGACGTTGGGCGAAACAGTTTTCTTCTCGATAGCCATTACCAAACCCCCATTCGGACACGAAGGATGCCGCTGGCATCATACACACGCCAGTTGCCGTTGCTGTACTCGGTGCGTGCACCACCCGCCGGCGACAGAACGCGGAAGCTGTCGGCCACAATGTCGAACGTGCTAGTCGTGCCGTTGTTGATACTGGTCACACCTGTCACATATCCATTGACGTTGAGCGCCAGCGTATACTTGGCGTTGAACTGGCCGGTCAGAGTGTTGAGGTTGACGCTCAACGACTGTGCAGCACTGGCAGTTTGCGTCAATCCTGCTTCCGTCGTGTAGTTGGTGGCGTTGTTGCCGAACTCGAACTTCATCTGCCGGAAGCCGATGGCTTGAATCGTGGCACCATTGCTTGCCCACCGCATGCGCACACGCACAGTGACAGCATTGGCCGGCGACGTGCCAGTCACCTTGTAGAGTCCACGCGCCGTGTCTTGTGCGTCGAAATTGAAACTGGCAGCGCGCGCAGGACCGGGCACGTAGCCCACCAGCGTGTTGGAACTGTCGTAATAGAGAATGTCAAACATCAACTGTGCGGCACTGCTAGTAGCTACCAGCAGTGCATCGCCTGAAAAGGTGTACGGAAAATTTCCACCGACAGGAAACGGATCGCTGTAGATATCCTGGGCGGCATTGGTCGGCGTGCCACCAGACAAGATGCGCCCCCAATAGCCATTGCTGGCGACAGCGAGTCCATTTAGTTGGTTCCAGCCCACGGTGCCATTTTCAAAGCCGCCGTTGGGCAGCAAATTAGGACTGCTGATAGTCCGTGCCGACACGCTGGTAATAGCCTGTGCATTGGCCTGCACTTGGCCGTTGAGCGTGGTCACGTCGGCCTGTAGCGTAGTGACGGCACTGGAAGTCGCCGACTGCCCTACGTCGTCGCTATACGGCGTGACAGCGCCGGCAACTTCCAACTTGGCCCGGCGCACACCGCTAGGTTGATCGGTGTTCTCCGATACCAACGACGCAACCAGACGCGTTGCCCCACTCGGAACCTGTAGGCTAGTGACGATGCGTTGCCACACTGCGGTCTTGCTGCCGTCAGATTGCGCCAAGCTAGACGCAACCAACGTGCTTCCGTTGTACGCAGCAAGGACAACACGCACGGACCCAGTGGCGCTATTGCGAAACACATCGGCGCCAAGCCAATAAGGCGCATTGAGATTGGGACTAGAAAACTCCTGATAGACAGTCTTAGCCACGCCAGGAGTTGACGCAAATACACCAAAGGCTCCGTACTGCAATTGCGCCAATGGGGTCAGCGATGCGGTGTCGCCAAGCCATGACGTGACACCTTTCTCGAACGAAGGATTCGTCAACAGGTTCGGATTGCTGGTGCCAATGCCAGCTTGCACAGAATCGACACGCTGACCCAACGCATTGTCACGCGCGACGCTGGCTTGGTTGTAGGCCGTGACGCTGGCTTCAGATGCTGCCTGACCCCCATCGGCAGGCAACTTGGCGCTCACTGCATCCACACTCTGACCCAACGCGTTATCGCGCGTCACGCTGGCCTGCTCTGCGGACACTACGCGCGCTTCGTTGGCGAGTTGGTCGGTGCCCGTGGGCATGCGCACTTCGATGGTATTGACGCGCAGGCCCAACGCGTTGTCGGCATCCACACGCGCTGTCTGTTCAGCAGCCACAGTTGCTTGCGTCGCAAGCGTGCCAGTGCCCGTGGGCATGCGTGCCACAACAGCGTCCAGTTCTTGCGCTTGCGCTGCGATATCAGATGCGTTGGTAGTGCTCATGGACACGGCTGCGGCGACTGCTTCACCCAGCGAGTCGTAGTTGCCCACTGCCTGCCAGTCGTTTCCGCTACCGGACGCGCCAGGTTCCACACTGTTATTGTCACGCAGCGCGCGATACAACGTGCCGTTGTGCTTAACCAAGTCTCCTTCCGGATAATCCTTGCCAGTCACCCACTCGTCGGCACCGATGATGTCTGCCACCTGCGCACCGATTACATCGGCGTAGGCGATTGCTGCCTCGCGGGCTGCGTCTGCCTTAGCGGTGGCGTCAGCCGCAGCCGTGGCGATAGCTTCGGCATCGCCGTTCAATCGATCGATGATTTCCTGCGAAATGTTGTTGTTTATCTGCTCCACGTAGCCCGGCGGCGTACCAACGGGCGGAATGTCGTAAGGACCGCCGAAAGCTGGCACCGAACGCACGCCCAACGAGTTGATCGCCATGACCTGCACTTCAAATCCACCGGGCAGCACGCCGTTGATGTCGATGTTGTTGAAACCAGTCGTGCCCAAGTCAACCCAAGAGCCTTCCGACTGCCGCCACAGCACGTTGTACGAACTGGCGACGTTGACTGCGTTCCACGACAAGTTAACCACTTTGATCGCAGTGTTCTGGTCAGCCACGTCGCGATGCGTCACCTGCAGGCCAGTGGGCGGCGGCACAACCGTGCTGGGCGTTCCCGGAATCGGTGTGCTGTCGATGAGCACGCCAGTGTCGGCGTAGGCAAACTTGCCGCTCTCATGTTCGATTGCGGTGATGTTGTAACCGATCATGTCGCCCTTGATTTCGGCCACGCCAATGACGCGATACTCCTGCAGCGGAATGCCGACACTTTCCACAGCCCACACCGACTGCGCGACCGGGATCGCACTGAAGTTGCTGTTGACGTAAATGAAATTGCCCGTCATCTGATTGATAGTGCGCATTTCAGACGTGCCATCGGGTAACGTCACAATCAGAGAGTCACCAACCACTACCGACGACGGCAGCAAATCTACCTCCACGCCATTGGCGATGGCGCCACGAATGCGACCGCCGCGCCGCATGCCTTGACGCAACGGGTCGGCAATCTTGATGATCTTGCCAGGCGCAGTGACCTTGCCACCCAAACCGACATCGAAGGTGACGCTGTCGGTTTCGTAGCGCTCAGTAGCGAGCAAGTACCGTCCCCATCGATGCGCCTGACCCTGCGACGTGCAACCTACCGCGATGATTTCCGTCTGTTGGATGCCATAGCGTGCAATACCATCCTGATCTTCGACGTACTCGACCTTGGCACGCCCGAAGTCCGACATGTCGGACCACGACACCAGTGCCACGGTGTGTCGCACCTTGCGATTGGAGCCGGAATAGACGAAGCGTCCGTCTATCACATTGGCTGGCGTGTAGGTGTCCCACGAATCTTCCGGCATGTCACCGACAGCAGTGACCGCCCCACCACTGGCATAGATTATGCCGCGAAATACGGTTGCCAAATCCTGCATGACGCGCAACGCGTCGTTCTGCGCTTGTAGCACGATGTTGCAGGTGAATCGCGGCTCCTGGCCGCCCTTGCCGTCATCCACCATCCCATCGCAATACTGGGCGATGCGGTACAACGCCCACTTATCCATCAATCCCACGGGGATCAGATGACCCAAGCCATAGCGGTCATTGAGCGCCATGTCATAGAACACCCAAGCAGGGTTGTTGGAATAGCGCGATTGGAACGTGCCATCCCACACGCCGCTGTAGGTGCGTGCGTCAGGATCGTAGTTGCTGGGCACGCGAATAATGCGCCCCTTCAGATGGTAGGCTCGCGAAGGGATGTTGTTGAACTGTTCCGCATCAACGATCAGCGACACCAGCGCCGACATCGGCATGCGCAGCTTGGCTTCGATAATTTCGGTGTAGCTCTCCACATACGTGGCGTTTTGCTCCAACGATGACGTGCTGTTGGGGGTGATACGGGTGACACGAATCGTCCATCCGTTATTGGCCTTGGGCAATTGGATGCGATGTGTGCGTTCGTACTTGCTGGTAGCCTTGCCGCTGAAAGCGCTCTGCAGCTTCGTGTTGAACGTGCCACCATCGGTCTGCACTTCGATCTTGTACGCGACGTAGCTGCCGTTGATATCGCCGTTTGTGGCGTTCTGCTTGGTCATCACCGGAGCGGACAAGCGAAGGCGAACCGAGTCGATGTTGGTGTTGGTCAGCGAGCGCACCCACGGCGTTTCTTGACGCAACTCCACGCCCACTAGGTTTTCGCTTTCTACGCCATTGAAGTCGGGCAGTGGGTCTTGGGTCTGCGTGCCGACGCGCGAGTCGATTTGAATGTTTCGAAAATTCAACGAGCCATCACCATTCGCCACGGGCGTCTCGTTGAGATAGACGCACGACAACGGGTTGGTCTGATCGGAAAAGCCGACGATTTCACCCTCGCCAACCAAGTCAACGATACGCGCATACGCGATGCTGCGCAGCGAATCGGGCGACTCGATGGGTTGACGCGGGCTGCCGCCACCGCCGCCACCTGCACCGCGCAGCGCCGTGTTGATGCTCATGTGCAGCTTGGAAAACTCACTCATTGCGCCACTCCCCAGTTATTGTGCTGCCCAATCGATATGCCAAGCCGGCGCACCGCCGCCACCGCCGCCACCACTTCCCGTCGCCGTTGTGCCACTGGGGATGTACGCCTGATCGACAGCGCTGATGCCAGCAGACAGCACCGCGCTGCCGCAAATCACATCGCCATAGATCACCATTACAGGGTTGCCCTGCGCCTGCGTGTTGAACACGCCATTGAACGCGTAGGACGGCTGGTTCTCGGGACTGTCGCGCGCTGAAATTCCCTTGGGTGTCGGTGCCAGCATTTGCACGACACCGCCAACCACAAGTCCCCAGCCAAGTTTCGCCATAGGCACGCCGACCGCGCCGTAGCCATACGCCGACAAAACAGTGCCGACTACAATCAGTGCGGCGCCAAGGATGACATTGAACCAACCGCCGCTCTTGCGCCCCATGATGATCGGAGCAAACCGAATCTCACGGCCGGTGCTCGGCTTGTGCAAGTCTTCTTCGCGCAAGTTCTCTTTATCGTAGAACACCGCAAACGCGTAGCCCTGATCCTTGGATTCTGCCAAGTAACGCTCGAAGCCCGGCAGTTGGCTGCACAGCGCGCGCACGGCTTCGGCGCCGCTGTCTACCGCCATACGGTGCACGCGGCCGAACTGCCGCCCCATGTGCCCGTAGAAACGAATTGTCGTCAGTTCTGCGTAGCTCATGCCTGCAACTCCCGGTGACGGATGATGATGCGAGTAATCTCCTGATACCAGCCGCCGTATACTTCCCGCGTAGACAAACGGCCATGCATGTGGTGCAAAATGTGGTCAGGCCCGCCAATAAACACGGCTCCGTGGTTGACCTTCGGCGAGCGAACTTGCATCAAGATCACATCGTGCTTGCTGATCGCGCCTGTAATCGGCTCGAAACCCGCATCACGAAAGTGTTCCATGTACAAGTCCTGATCTTTGTTCCACCAATCGTCTTGACGTTCGAAGTCGGGCAACACGATGTTCAACTCGCGACTGTAGTAGTCGCGAATCAACGTGTAGCAGTCCAGCACGCCGTGGGAAAACTGCCTGCCCACCAACGGCGCTTCATAACCGTCCGGCTCATAGCGCTGTAGGTCCGTCGTATCGCCCTGGGCGTTGACGCTCAGGATGTACCACGGAATTTCGTCACGACTGCACATGACGCGGTCGGCCTCGCTCATGTCGGGACTGCCATCGGGATGTGAATGGGCGAAGCCGATGATGTCCCCTATGTCTTCGGCCATCATCTGATCTTCGTGGTGCACGATGAACGTCTCGGTCGGGTTGTCCGCTACGTTGCGGCAAGGCAAATAGCGCTCCTTACCCTTGACCACGGCGATGAAGCCGCACGCTTCGCGCGGGTACTCTGCGATGGCGTGTTCGCGAATCGCTTGCTCTGTTTCGATCTTCATGTGCGTGCCAGTCCTGCGGCCGGGAAGCCGCCAAAATTGAGAACGTTGTCAGGCCATTGGCGCAGCTTGCAAGATTGCAACCGCTTGCCGCACCGATCCTTGGCCGGGTCATTCGTCGGAACGTCCATGATGTCGGCCACAGGTGGACCGACATAGTTGCAAAGCGGGCCTCGATAATCGAAATCGCACTGGTTTGCGATAATCTGCCGGCGCGGCAACTTGACGCCCAAGAAGTTCAATGCCGACGACAGTTCAAATTCAACCGACTCGAACGACTCCGCAGACTTACGTTCGATGAACCACGCTTCCACTGGGAACTCTTCGTTCGGATTTGCAGTCGGATTGCCTTCCGGGAAATTGACCGCGTCCAGATATTTGGCGAACGTGCGATGGCGCGTAACTACCGCGCCAACCAAGTCCGCGTACTGTTGACACAGAATGGTGATTGCGCGGTTGACGTTGCCCACCTTGAACTTGGGTGTTGGTTGTTGGTCGCCAGTTTGCTCGAAACCTTCACCCTCGCAAGGCCACGCGGAATACTCATGGCCCTGCCACCAGATAGAACCGTTCTGGTGGCCTTGGAAACGAACGATGCCGCCGCCAATCGACGTAGCGTTGAGTTCCCACAGTTCGATGATCGGCGGGGTGTCGAGTTGTTGAACATCGGAATTGATAGTCATGGACGGTACGCCTGTTCAAATTGCATAGTCAGCGTCCAGAAGTCGCCGCCTTCGTCGGATTGCGAGTAGCGCTTGCATGCGTACCAGCCAAGACCCGTCGTATTCGGAGCACGCCACTGGAATGGCAAGCCCTTTTGCGCGCGAATGAAGTCCAATGCTTGTTGCACAGTCTTAGCACTGCCGCCCTTGCTCGACACTTTGACGCTCCATTTCTGCGTCTCGTTGTTGAGTCCGTTGGGCGTGTCCTGGGAATAGCCATCGCCGAATTTGGACGAGAAAACGGCAAACTCTCCATCGCCGCTCGTCCCAACTTCAGCACGAAAACCAAAAATTGCCATCACGTCACCCCCGCTTTCCAAAGTTGACCGCCAGGCATGCGCGCCTTGGTGATTTCCTGTTGCGCGATCATTCCCATGCGCTCCGCAAAACTCTTGAACATCGTGGCTTGTTCGCCGGCAGTTTGCGTGGACGTGCTGGTAGAACCATCGCTATTGACTTGCACATTGACGTTGACTTGCACATCGCCACTACCAGCACCGCCGCCTACCGCTTGGACACCGAGCTTACCATTGCTACCGCGAGTCAACGGGAAGATGCCTTCCCAACCCGCTTCGCCCATGACGCCAGCGCCTTTTGCAAAGTAGAACGGGGTTGGCTTGTTTACGACGGTGCCACTGTGCGCGCTCAGGCCAGCAGCACCGGAGAACACGCCGCCATCGGCTGCCATGGTCGGCGACACGCCACCTTGGAAGTCGGTCATCCCCATGCTTGTGGTGCTGCTGCCGCCGGTCCACCACGACGAGAACAACTGCAAGAATTGCAAGACGGCTTGCTTTGCCATGAACTTGACGATTTCAGTACCGATATCAGCCAGCAACGATTTCCACTGAGACTTGCCAGTGGTGGCAAAGTTGACGAATCCTTCCGTCAAGCTGTCCAAACCTTTCTTGGTGATAGCGTTAGTCTGGTCAGCAACGTTCTGTGCACCTTCCATCCATTGTGCCAAACCACCCTTTAGGCCGTTGACCCAATCACCCTGCGCAGCGCTCATGCGATCATAGCCATCACGCACGATGCGCACCTGCTCATCGGTGTACTGCTGCAGAGCTGACAGCTTTTCTTGGTATGTTGCGTAGTCGTTGGTTTCGGCATACTCACGTGCCAACTGCCGCTGCTTCTCAGCGCTGTCAGCCGTTACCGCCGCCAACTTCTCCTGCAACTCGGCCTCACGCTGACCGAGCACGATGCGCGCAAGCTGTGCATCAGCAGTCTGCTTGGCGGCTTGATTGGCCGTCATCAGCGCCTCGCGGTAGGCATCCACGGCACGCTTGCGCTTGTCTGCAACGTCCTGCTCTTGAATGCCAAGGATGGTCAACTGCGTTGCACCATCGGCGCGCACTTTTGCCAACTTGGCTTCCAACTCGCCGACCTGTTTCAACGTGTTGACAGAATCCTTGCCGCTGACATCGCGACTACGCAGGAGTGCGATTTGTTTGGTCAGCGAGTCTTCCTGCACCGCCAAATCCTGCTGCGCCAACTCCCGTTGCTGTGCGTAGTAGTCGCTAGTCGTGACATTGCGCGCAGCGTACTGCGCCTGAAGCACCTTGCCGGTATTGATGATTTCCGCGCGCTTCTTTTCCTCAGCGTCCTTGATGCCCTGCACACCGGCCGACGCTTCCGCATTGGCGAGCGAACGCGCAGCCGATCCATTGTCACCCTTGGGCAAAGATTCTTGGTAACGCTTCTTCGATTCGTTCAACGCATCCTGTACTCGCTTGTCTTCCTTGGCGATGCCAAGCTGCTTGTACAGATTGACAATCTGCGTCTCTTCCAGCTTTTGTCGATCCTCGCGCGAACGATTGCCAGCCAACAGCGCATCAAGCTGCTTCTGAACGGCCGAATTTACCTTCGGATCGGGGCTACCCTGTGGGGTGGTAGCAGCCATAGTGCTCGGCGCCCCAAACATCGCGTTCTGCATCGACCAGGGCATGGATGGACCGGAGCGCATGGCATCCCACAACTTGCCCAAGGTGCCGGCCGCGTCCTTGGCGTCACGATCCAACTTGATGAAGTAGCTGACAGCAGCGTCCCACGCTTCGCCAGTGTTGTTGGTGATGTCATGCCATGCGCCGCTGACAAGGCCAAGGCTTTCCACTACTTCATGCGCGCGTTGAATCTGCGACTCAGCACGCGCTTCAGTCGCCAGAGCGGCAGCGCCTTCGATGTCGCCGGCGTCCTGCAATGCCTTGATGCGCTCATATACCGACTGCGTCAGGAAGTTTTCGGTTTCATTGAGCTTCAACACAGCATTGACAGGATCACGCGCCAATTCCGCGTATTGCTCCACGGTCTTTTCCACAGCAATGCCTACGGCGTCTTCCATGAGCACGGCAGCTTCCGTGACCAATTGGTACTGACTGGCCGCAATCTTGCCGTTGGCGACAACCTGTGTCAGCGCGGAAGCAGCTTGGCGCGAAGTCACGCCAGACAACTCGTCGAGTTGCGCCGCCATGTCGTTCAAATCGTCTGCGGTGATACGGCTGGTGTTGCCGGTAAGCAGCAGCGCTTGATTGAACGCGTTGCTACGGTTCTCGGCGGACAGGTATGCAGCGGCAACTACCGCGACTGCTGCGGCAGTGATCGTTGCAGGGTTGACGAGGCCAAGCAACGACGTGCCCAGTGCATGCGCCGCCGGTACGATGCCGCCGAACATGTCTTTCAACTGGCCGCCCTGCTGCAACAGCACAGTGAGCGGGTTTTGGCCGCCCTGCAACGATACGAATATATCGGTTATCTGCGCAGGCACACCGCGCATCGCCGCAGCCTGTTGCTTCAGCGTCACACCGTACTTATTCAACTGGTTGACGGTTTTTTCTGCGACATTGCCTTGCTGATCGATTGCAGCACTGTTGGCCTTGATCTTCGCAAGCAGCGCTGCTTGCACGTCGCCAGTCGTCTGTGTAATGACCTTGTACTGTAGCCATTGCTCACGCGTCAGATTGAGCTTAGTGGCCTGATTGTCCAACGTTGTGATGACCTGACGTTGCGCACGCGTCATCTTGGCCGCTTCTTGCTGCGCAATGTCGCCCAAGCCTTGCTGCTTCTGCTTGACGCGGTCGATGACCACTTCTAGGCCGGTGCTGTCGCCGGTCAAGATAAGCTTTGCAGTGCCAACGGAAGTCTCGGCCATTTTCTTTTCTCCAAGAAAACCCCGCCGTAGCGGGGTCAGGTGCGCTTGTTTAACTTTTTCAGTGCCGCAGGTTCAATGATTCCGAGCTTCCACAACATTTCGTCGTAATCTTCGTCAGGAACTTTTTTCCGATCCAACTCATGGTGGAAAATCGTCATATCAAGCGCGTAGGGACCAGCCATGCTCATTCTCCACTGCGTTGCGTTGCGCATGAACAGATGAAGCACGTCCCAGTTTTCTTCCCAAACGTCAACCGTTTCTTGCGCGTCAATGAAGTCTTGTTGCGTGTACGGCTCGTCAATCAACTCGGCCTCAGTCGGAATCCTGTAGTACAGGTCTTCGACTGAGGCTTCTAGTTTTTTACGACTTCCACGCGGCGGGTTTCATGGAACTTGACGAAGATGCCGACGACGCTGCCCGGCCAATTGTCTTCCAGTTCCGCGATGCCTTCGTGCGTGGGAATGACGCCGCCGAGTTCCTTGACGACGTAGATGAAGAGTTCGCGGTTGACCCACTCCGCATCTTTGCCCTTCTCGGTTGCCTGCAGTTCGGTCGTCTTCTCGGTGATTTGCTTCTGTGTGCGGTTGTTGTAGATGACGGGGACAGTGATCGTTTCGCCCTGTCCCTTGATGGTCAGGTCGGTTGCCAAGGTGTCGGGGGTTTTGCGGTTCAACATGACGATACGCTCCGTGGATGGTGGAACAGTGAGAAGCAGGGGCGTTTGACGCCCCTGCAAGTTGGCCTTGCCCAAGTTAGGCATGACCAGATTACGCCGCCGGGTAGCGGATGCTGTCGGCGGTCGGCGAGAACGAGAACGCATTGCTGATGAACTCGTTGAGCGCCGTGGTCGGGTCTTGGTCGAACGATGCGCGGCCGGCGTAGTAGATCACGTCACCGTTGCGCAAGGTTTCGCGCAAGATGGTGATTTCCTGCGACCGGTCCAACTCGATCAGTGCCTGGAAGTGCGGCTTGTCGGGCTGGTAGTCCAGCATGTAGGTGCGATTGCGCGCCGACTTGAACGTAGGTGCCTGCACCTGCTTGCCGGACGGATCGCTGACGTACTGACGGGTCGCATAGTTCTGCTCGCCGCCCGACTTCTGGATATCGTGGATCTTCGGCAGGTTGACGAAATCGCTTGCGATGACGTAGCCGCCGACTCCTTCGCCATTGGGGAAACGCACCAAATCGGTGGTGCTGTACCCCAGCAGTTGGAACGACGTGTCGGCGACAACGGTGCCGACCTTCACGGGGGACTCGTCCAGTTCACCCCAGCCGGACGACAGGATGAGGATGTCGCCGGCCGTGGGGGTGTCGTCCGCCAATGCCACGGCGGGGTTGGCGTTGCTGATACCGGTGATGGGCACGGCCTGGGCCAGTACGGTCGCGATGGCGTACTTGGCACCGTTGAGCATGATGGACATGGGTGGCTCCTTACGGGTTGAGGTTGAACGGTGCCGCGCCTTGGCGGCGGAAACAGTCTACTACGGAACGTACCGGGGGTTGCGGAAGCTGAAATTGAAGTCCTGCCGCGACCCCCGCAACTTCAGGACTTCATTGTGATCGCCGATGACTTCGCCCATTTCGCGTGCATACCAGTCGGCCGTGTTGCTCTGCATTACCGCAGCAACAAAGCTGCGCATTGCATCGGACACTTCCATGCGACGGCTGCCCCACACATCAACCTGCACACGGGCATTGAGAAATTCGGGCTGCTCTTTGTCGTCAACATACTGCCGGTTGGAGCCGCCAACCTGTTGCGCGATAGCGAATGGTGCCGCGCGCTGTTCTGCTGTCCAACCTTCAGGCGACTCGTCCCAATAAAGCCGGCCGTTGAATAGCGCAGCGTACTTCGCGATAAAATCAGTCTCGAAACTCATGGCTTGACGTGCTCCGCAAGCAGAAGAGGGAGTTCTTTTTCACCGCGCAGGAATGCCACGCGCAACGCTGTAGTTCTGTAGCTGTCCCAAGCCGGACGCAAGAACGGACGCGCTGCCACCCAGCGCGGTGCGTCCAACGGCTGGTCTTTCAGCGTGTACCACTCACCGTTGGCCGCCTTGTAAACCTTGTGCGTCAACCAATGCCCGAACTCGATCAGATGGCCATGTGGCGCTTTGCGCGCATTCCACGAAATCTTGTAGGTTGAAACCGCATCACTGGAATCTTCCGACAGGTACTTCAAGTAAAGCGAACGTGCCAGCACACCGCGTGCTTCCTTGCCTTCCTTATTGGCAGACACCGCCGCGTTGCTTGCGGCAACATCACGCAACATCACGCCGGCTTCCACCAACATGCGGCGCACAAGTGACTCACGCACCGGCCCCTTCAAGGCGTCGAGCGCCGCAGTCCACTCACTCATGTCCATTTTGGCGGAAATCTTGTCAGCCATTGTTGCCACCTTGTTCGCACACCAAATCGGTGTACTCCCGAGTCGCGTAGTCGTGCCTAATGTCAAGGATGTCGAAAATAACCCCCTTGTAGTTGACGCGCATACCGACATCGATCCCATTCGGCGTGAAATTGATGCGCCAACTGTAACGCGCAGGGGATGCGTTGACGCCGTTCTCGGCAGCACGCACCGCAGACATGCCAGGGCTGGTCAACGGCTTGCCCCAACGCTTCATGACCAACTCCCACACATCGATCGGTTGATTAGCGGCATCCACGCCGCTAGAACGCTTCTCAACGTGCAGGAACCTATTGCGCTCGCCGACATTGTTGCTCATACATACTCCGGCCCGATCCAACGATAGTTCGCCATGATATCGGCAGTTCCCTGCGGAACTTCGATGGCCGCCGCACCCTGACCAGTGATAACCGCCGGACGCGTGGCGTAGTAGTGACCTACCAACAGCAAAATGGCGGCCCGGATGGCGTCGTTGCCTGGCAAGCCGGCCGCATCTGCCGCCGCGTCCACGGCTAAGCCATGGGCGATGCTCTCGCACATCGTGGTGGACGCGTCCAACGTGCTCTGCGCCCCCGAAGTGAGCATTGCAGCCACCCTGCTGTCATCTGACGCTTGCGCGCTCGCAATGGCGGCGTCATACGCGGTGTACGCCGCCGCCATGCGAGTGGGGATAGTAGCTTGCGCGGCTTGGAGTTCTTGCGTCGTTGCGAAGAGACTACGATTGGCGAGGCGAGCGCACGCAGCTTCGGCCGCGTTGCAATACACGGTCAACAGTTCATCATCGTCGCCTTCGGCCTTTACGTGATCGCGTGCTTCGTCAAGCGTAATCAGCTTCATGGCGGCTTACTCCTGTTCCAGTGCCGCGTAGGCTTCGTTGATGGCGTCGTGCACGCCCTTGCGGGCCTTGCCGCCCTGTTCCTTGTCGCCTTCCAGCTCGTCCAGACGCAGCAATTGCGCAGCGGTCAGGCCGTCCAGTTCGGCACGGACTTGTTCGACGTTGCCCAGCAGGATAGCGCGCAGTTCTTCGTCCTCATCGGACGTGATGGTCGGCGCCGGGTCTTCCTCGTCCTGCGATTGTTCCTGTTCGGCGGCCTTGCGCTTTGCCTCGTCCTGCTTCTGCAGCCAAGTCGGCTGCAACTTGTCGGACGCGCCGCCGTCGATCTTCTTGGCGTAGCCGGCCAAGCACAACGCCTCGGCCTCTTGGATGTCGATGGCGTTGGTAGGCTCCCAAGTGGTGCCCACGGGGAACGGTTCGTTCGGATGCAGCGCCGACACGATCAGCGTGGTCAGCAGGTTGTAGCGTTGATTCTTCATTGCGGTGCTCCTGAGTTGGATGCGAAATCGCCCCGGCACATGGCGTACCGGGGCGACGGAGGGTGCTGCTTTCGCGTCAGCCCCTGGCCGTTAGGCGGCCGGGTTGATGAGCGGGATGGCGGTAGAGAACGTACCCTTGGTGAACGCCTGCGGACGCTTGACGGCCAGGCCGACACGTTCCTCCGCACGCATGGTGGCGCGGTTCGTCTCGAAGTCGTCCACGTTCTCGGTCGAAATCAGCACTTCGACCATCATGCGGTCATAGATCGTCGCGCCCATGGTGAAGTTGCCGACGAGGAAGTTGTCGGCGGTCATGGCCGGCGTGGTGACCACGGGCAGGCTCCACATGCGCGGCGACACGCTGCCCTGCGGGTTGGCGAACAGGTACGCGCCGTCGGTGGTCTTGGTCAGTTCGATATCGGCCCAGTCCACGTCGTTGAGCACGATGCCATCGGCCGGCAGCAGTGCCACGGCGTTCTGCAGCATCGCCACGCGCAGAACATCCACCTTCGTGGTGCCGGCGCGACGAGTGAAACCGGCCGGCAGCGCGAACGCGGTGGCCTGCGGCATGATGCCGTTGAGGTTCTGGCCGGTGCCGTTGCCGAACAGGAACTGACGTTCCTCCACGAAGCCCAGGCCGTAGCGCATTTCGCTGTCGATTTCGCCGACCAGACGCGGCGCGTCGTCCATCGCCTGGCGGGTGATCTTCGCCAGGTGTGCCAGCGTGCGAATGACAGCGGTAGCCGAACCCCACGCGTAGTCGGAGTAAGGCTTGCTGGCCGCTTCCGCGACCGGGCCGGCGTTGTTGGTGCGGGTGGTCTGCGTCACGTAGTCCACGGACGACGTGTTGACGCGGATCGCGGTCAACAGGTCACGCACCACACGACGCTCGCGCAGCAGCGACACCATCTCGTTGTCGCGGAACGGGCGCAGGATGAGCGCGCCGGCCGCCGCCGAGTTCACCTGCTTGACCTCGGTGCGCAGCGTGCCGGTGAAGGAAGAACCGTGCTCCAACGCCGACTTGACGTTGCCGGCTTCCATGAACTGCTGACCCCACGACTTCACTTCCGGCTCGCCCTTGTCGCGCGCGGCCACGGCCTTCTGTTCGAGCGTGGTCATTTCACCCTTCAGACCCTCGAACTTGACATTGAAGTCGCCGATGACCTTGTCGATGGCGTCCTTCAGTTCCTGGGTGATCTTGGTGCCCTGCTCGCTCATCTTGCGCGTCAGTTCCTCGTTCGCTTCCTTGACTTCCTTGTGCGCCGCCTTGAACGTGGCGTTGGCGGAGGCCATGTTGTGTGCCAGTTCCTCCAAGTCGGCGCCGACGACAGGTGCGATCAGCGCGGCGGCCGCCGCATGGCCGGTGCAGAAGAGGGTGGTGACGATGGTGGCAACGAGTACGCGCCAGGCGAAGTTGATGTACTTGGTGTTCATAGTGCGGTCCTCAGATTAGTGATTTGATGATGGAGTTGACACGGGTAATGCTCTTCGCCGCATCGGCACCAGCAGCAGAATCACTCTGCGCCGCCGTGACAGCCTTCAACCGCGACGCAAGTGCCGTCGCCTCTTTCCTGGAAACACCATAAGCATCACGCAGATAGTCTTCCAGTTCCGATAGTGTGCCAACTTCCGAGAGAGATTTCACCTGCGCCCGCGCGCTGTCACCAGCCGGGAAGGTGACGGGGGAAACTTCCCACAAGTTGACTTGCAGCAGCTTACGAACGCCTGTCGTCTCATTCCACTCGCTTTTGACGGTGGTGTAGCCGATAGACAGGCCCGTCAACGCGCCCTGATCCATGAGCGCGTGACATTCCATGCCCTGCTGCACTTTCATGTTGCACTGACCTTCGACATACAGGCCCGTGCTGTCTTCGTAGATTTCCGGGTAGATGCCGATGGGCGAGTAGCTGTTGTGCTGCCACAGCATCGGCACGTAGCGCTTTTTGTCGGTGAAGTCCTCTTTCAAAGACTGCTTGAACGCGCCGGGCATGACGATATCGCTGTAGCTGTCTTCCTCGCCAAAGACACTGGCGTATCCGACGAAGCGGCCATCGCCAGTGACACTTTTGACCTGAAATGGACGGTCAATGTAGCGAGTCTTGGTCTGTATGATTTGCGCGCTCATTGGTTGTTTCCTTGATCGCTAGGGGGCGTGTCGTTGCCGGCATCCGCCCCGGCCATGTTGAGTTGTACGCGGTACACGTCGCCTTCAGGACCGATCCCCGGCATGTCCTCAAGGTCGCGTACTTCGTTTTGGTTCAAATAGCCGTTCTGCAAGCCGGATGCGTAGAAGGCTTGACGCGTCTTGGTATCACCACGCAGCAAACCTTGCATTGAGAACTTGGCCTGCACGCCTGCAGCGATGTCATACGGCGTCAAAAGTTTCTTTTCAATGCGCTGTTCATAGCGCACCAACGTCGGCTGCAGCGAATAGATGATGAAGTGAAGGTTCAAGTTCTCCAACGACGACGCCCACGACGATGCTTTGCTCGTATGTCCGATCAACGGCGGCGGAACATTAAACAACCTACAGATTTCTTCGATGCCGAAATAGCGCGACTCCAACAACTGCGCTTCGGACGGCTTGACGCTAAATTCCGTGCCGGCGATAGGCTTCATGTTGCGCAAAAGCGTCATCCACTTGCCCGCATTCTCTGACCGGCCGAAAAAGTCCAAGCGCTTGCCGAAATCCTTCAGTTGTTCGGTTGTCCAGTCGTTTTTACCCTCGTTGAGGAAGAAGCCACCGACCTTCAGCCCCTGTTTGAAGGCCAACATTGCCGAACGGTTGGCTTGCACTTGCGCTGACAGGATTTGACGGCCGATGTCCAACCGTGCCGCGCCCCATTCGGAGTCGGCACTGAAGCCACGCAGGTGCAAAATGTCATCGTCGCTGAAATCGTCACCGTCAATCGTCCAAATCTTGCGGGAACCAGACTTGTTGAACTGGATCGATGCCTTGCCAGGGTCTTGCGGCGTGAGTGCAATGACGGACTTGTCGCTACGCCTCTCGATGATGCTTACCGCATTGCCGAACATGTCCAAATGCGCGGTGTTGAGCGACCAGTACTCGGCCGCCGTCATGTCCGCGTTAGGAGAACGATGCAGCACGTTGTAGAGAGGATGTTTCGTAAGTACCTGTTTTGCACCGTCGCGCAGATTGAGTGGCAGAGTGCTCACCGTCTCGGCCCGGATGTTCATGCAGGACCAGACTGCGGACAAGCGCATGGCCGATTCTGCGCTGACGGTGTCACCGAACCCATCGGGAGAGTCGAAAGCACCGCTGCCAGAAATCTGGTTCGGACCGTGGGTCTTCCAACCGCCTTTTAGCGAGCCGTAAATTTGGGAAAAGATGGTCATGTGTTATCCGGCTATCACCAGTTTGTCCACGCTGAACGATTCGTCCTGCGCTTCCGGGTTGATTTGCATGATGGCAACGGCATTGAACAACGCAATGAGCGGATCAATCTTCGCGGTGCCACTCACTTGTTTGGTTACGTATGTGCCATTGCCACGCACCACCACTTTTGCGTTGCTCACGCACCAGTTGCCGAGTGCATTTCCGTCGTGAACCAACACTCCCTCCCACAACTTGCGCTCCGCAGTCTTGATGGAGCCGGCCAGATTGAACCCCTGGTTGACTTTTACCATTTTGTCTGCATCTACCCCAGCTTGCAATAGGGCGTCGATCAGGCCGCCAATGGCCGCCGGGTCGAAACCAATCTGAAACAGCAGCCCAGCGCGGTCCACACGGCGGAAATAGGCTGCCATTTGCTCTGCGTCCTGCCCAGCGCGCGTGACCACCGTGACCAATCCAGCCTTGCGCAAGTCGCCCAGCTTGCTCGCGATGTCCTGCCGCCGCTTCAGCACGCTCGGATGCGCCCAGGCGTGCATCCACGCAACCCAACGCTGCACCCATACGCGCTCTTCCTCGATCAGTTCGCCCGTATCCTCGTCGTAGTGCTCCGGGATGACAACTTCGGTCAAAAACTTTTCGCGACCAATCATGGCGGCACCCAACAGGTCGTCTAATCCACCGCCGTCCACGCCGCCCGCGACGACTTCGCAGTTCTGCAGCAGGTAGGTGATGGTGACGCGCGGCAACTTGGCGGCCTCTTCCCACAAATCCGAACCTGCCCATCGATCAGCGCGCAGATTGAGTCCGATTTCGACGTTCAGATGCTTGGCGAGGAAGATGCGCAGTGTACCTTCGTCACCTTCCATCGCTTTGCGATGCTCGCGTTCGATGAAAGCCACGTTGACGCTGCCGCCAGCATCGGGATCGTTCGCGACAGTGAGATTGGGATTGGTGACGTAGAAATTTTCCGGCTTCAAGTAAGCTTTGGACTTCAACATTTCGTCAGGAAACTCATAGATGACCGGCAAAAACTGCGGATCATCTATGGTTCCGTCCCGAACACCGCGCGCGTACTCCAACTTTGACTTGAAAACACCCGCAGGCGGCTCGTCGGACTGCGTGGTCAAGTAGATGATGAAGCCTTCGGGGCGCGACGCCAGGCCGCCCGTAGCCTCCATCAACATCGCTTCGGCCTTCGCGTTCTTACCGAACAGCCACAGTTCATCAATCAGCACACCCACAGCTTTCTTGCCGGAGACGGTTTCACTGCTCGCAGCCACTACCTTCAACGATGCGTTGGTGCCAAGGTGGATGATTTCGCGCGTATGGTCACGCACGTCGAACATTTCCGCTAATTCAGGGTCGGCGCGCACCATAGACGCCGCCGGCTTGAAGCTGTTGTTGGCGATTTCGATGGTCGGAGATAGGATGATGAACTCTGCGTCTTGACGCCAATTCAAAATCAGTGCCGTGAGCATGATTGCCGCTGCAGTCGTGCTCTTGCCATTCTTCTTGCTAATGAGCATGAAGAATTCGGTGATGTGCCGAACGCCGCTTGCGTCTTCGTAGGCTCCGAAAATTTGACCGACAAAGTCACGCACCCATGAGCGGCACACTTCGCCGAACGTGGGCGAGTTAGCGGCGTCCACCATGCGCAGTGAGTCGAAAGTTTCCAGCGCTTCCACGGCATTCGCATGGAATAAAGGCGCAAACGGGATAAGCGTTTGCGCCTTTACGATTCGCTCCTGCCAGTCAGGACAGGCCGTTGACCATTTTAACTTGGCGACAGCCATTAGCCGGTGCCCCCTACCACTTTCAGCGGGGGCGGCGACTTGGTCGCGAACTTCGGCTTGCTGCCCTTACCCGCCGCGCCGCCGGCAATCTGCTGCGCACGGTCTTTCTTTGTCTCCTTCTTGCCCTTTTCCGCAATCCGCGCGTGCTGGTACGGCAACAGCGCCTTCGCATAGTCGGCGCGCGCCGCGATAGGCAGGTGCTTGTGGTTCATCGCATCCACCAAGAACTCCAATGCGTCGGTGTACTTGGCCTTGGGCATCTTGTTGCGATGCGCGGCTTCGTCACTCAGGTCGGCCTCGGGCACATCCGGCTTGTCGATCACGCCTTTGCGCATGTCGCGCTTGGCGGCGGCGATTGCCTTTTTGACTTCCGGGTGGCCGTTGAGTCGCGCCGCTTGGATGTCGGCCGTCTTGGGAGAGAAGCCAGCCGCAATTGCTGCTTCCTTGTTCTTCAAGCCCGCCGCCTTGTTGACGGCATATGCTCGCATCTTCTCGGTGATTGCCATAAGTTTGATATGCGTCAGTTAAGGGTGACAGGAAAAATAATCCGCGAATGAG